TTGATATCTCTTTTGCGATGTCAGTCGAGAGGATGTATTCAATACTGATTGATACGCCCTGCGTTCCGTCTGGTCTTTGCGTTCCATTTTTTTGTGGAACGACGATGTAGTCGGTATTTTCGACGGCATCTACTTCATCAAGTCTCTTTTTTATCCACGTTGAAAAGTCTTGCTTGCTCTCAAGCACAGCATGCAAATCTCTAGCATTGACTGAATTTACTTCAGCACCATTTATTAGCGTTGGTCTAATAATAATTAGTTCGTTCATCGTTTTATCCTTTATATGAAATTTCTCATTTACAAAATAGTTGTCATTGTTTAAATAAGCCATAACGGCTCCGACCTTTGTGTATATCTCGGTTGTTGCTACTTCTAAGTCTTTTTGTATATGGCTTAAGTAAATCGTTGTTTGCTCGGTGGTAGGGGCTTTCATTTTTGCCCCCTTGTAAGTTGCAAGATGATATAAGCAAGTAAAAGCACTTGCAAGACTTCTAATATTTCACTCATTTTAAGCTCCTTTAGCTAAAATATGAGTAGCACAATGTTTTAGGTTTTAGGGGCTTTCGCCCCCTTTGCTAGATCCAAATTTTAAGGATTTTGCAGATTAGATAAATCAGTATCGCGAGTTTGATTAAAAAATCTAACCTTTGCATTGTGCTACTCCTTTCTATCAAACAAGTATTATTTTGTTGCTTGATGAGAGAATTATAGCATTATTTTGAGACTAAGTCAATAGTTTTTAGTAGTAAAATGAGATTTTTTATAAAAAATTGAGTAATATTTTGAGACTTTTTAACCAACGCAAAAATGCGTCGGTTAATCTAAAAGTGTTTTTAACGCGGTTTTTAGCGTCTCGGTATTCGATAATTGCTTTTTTAGGTTTTTAATTTCAAGTAGCATTTCGCACGATTTAACAGCCTGCGTATTTATCTCGTCGCTCGTTGCTAGTCGCTTAATGCTTCCCTCGCTTAATCCTATCGCCTCGCCTAGCTGTTTGTATGTTAGGTTAAGCTCTTTGCAGGTGGTTTTAATTATGTTTTCGGTCATTTTTGCCCTTTCTAAAATCCTAAATTCTACAAAAACCTAAATTTAAAAGCCCTTACGGGTTGCCGATCCGTTTGATTATAGTGCGCAGCTTGGTGTCTTTCGTAGTCATCGCCGTGGCTTCTAGTCCCTTTTGCGCCAATTCCTTAATTCCTAGCAAAAGCTCTATCGTGCTAGGCGGCAGAGCTTCCTTTTTGCGTCGCTTTCCTTGCGTAGGTTTTTGCGTGGGCGCGCTAGGTGGTAGGCTTGCCCAATACTCGTCAAGCTTCTCGCCGTAGTATTCAAACGCGTCCGCCTCGCTTAGCCTAATATGCTCGGGCAACGGGTCGCTAGCCCACTGTCCGTTTTGCATACGCATTGTCGATTTTTGAAACATTACCGCTTCGCCGTATGTCATTTCCCTCTCCTCGCTACGTCGCTATCGTTATCTATCCAGCGTATAGTTGGCGCGCCCTTGTGCCTAGTATCGAAAATATACCAAGCATATACCATCATCCCCGTTTCGTATTTGCCGTCTGGGCGTATCTGGGCTGATAGCAAAGGGTAGCGCGCGAAAACGTAAACTTTTTCCAAAATCTCGCGCGAATAAATTTCGTCTAGCCGCTCTTTGCCGTGCAAATAATTAAGCGGCAGTAAAAACGCAAATCTAGGCGCGACTTCGCACGCCTTTAAAATAAACTCTTTGGCGAGGCTAAACGGCGGATTTGTGATAATCGCGTCAAATTTGCGCGTTTCGGCTAGAAAATCCTTGCCGTCTAGCAGTAAATCATACGCCGTAACATCCTCGTAGCCAGCTTCTTTTAAAATCGCCGTTATCGCGCCCGCCCCGCAAGCAGGCTCTAGTATACGCCCCTCAAACTTTTCAACTTCTAAAAGCCGCCGCGTGATGTTATATGGCGTCTGGTAGAAGTCGCTTTTTGATCGCTTCTTGTTCGTGTTGCCGCTGAAGTTCTTGCCCATAGCTAGCCCTTAAAACGGTATCGTTTCGTCGTTGTCATATTTATCCGCATCAATATCTATTTCTGGCGCGTCGTAGCTTTCAGGCGGTTTTTGCTGTTGCGGCTTCTTAGGCGCGCTTTGTTGCGGGCGTTGATTTGAATATCCACCTTGCTGATAGCCCTGATTGCTTTGTTGCCCTCCGCCTAGCATTTCCATATTCTCGACGACTACCGTGTGTTTGCTTCTGTTTTGTCCGTTGTTGTCCGTCCATTGGTCAAATTTCAATCGACCTTCTACTAAAAGCTTTGAGCCTTTGGAGAGATACTGATTTGCTATTTCTGCTTGTTTTCCAAAAAACGTTATGTCGATAAAACACGTTTCCTCGCGCTTCTCCCCGTTTAGCGTGTATTTTCGGGTGACGGCAATGCCGGAGCTGCCTATCGCCGCGCCGCTTTGTGTGTAGCGCAGCTCAACATCTCGCGTCAAATGCCCGACTAAAACTATTCTGTTAAACATTTTTAATTTCCTCTTTGAATTCTTGTAAATATTTTGGCTCAAAGCCGTTTTCGGCCATCACTAGCTCGATAAAAGCAATATGGGCTAGCATATCATGGGTGGTTAGCTTTTTGTAGCTAAAAGGCTTGCCGCCTTTTTCTCGCGGGTAGTCGAAGTCTAAAACCTTTAAAAGCTGTTTTAGCGTGTCGTGTGTGAGATAAAAGGGGCGCAGGGCTAGCTTATGCTCGCGTATTTGCAAATACCTAAGCGCGCCCAGCTCCCGCAAAACTACGCCGTGCATAAAACGGTTAAACTGCGAGCTGATGATCACGACACTAACACTCTCCAGCTAACTGACCCCGCTTTTATGTACTCGCTAGGTATTACCGCCCCCGTATGCTCGCAAAACGCTTTGTAGTCGTAGCTTTCTTTGCGTTCGGTCTTGCTAATGGTTAGCCCGTATGCTTTCATTTCCACGCCCGCAGCCTTTGCTATCGCTCTATCTTTTAGGGCTTGCAGCTCGTCCTCGATTTGCTTTTTGCGCTCGGTTAGCTCGGCGATATTTTCGCTTAGGCTTAGCCACTCCTCGTCGGGGGCGGCGTCTTTATACGTTTTTTCAAACTCGTTCCACGCCTTGGTTAGCTTTTTAATAGCTTTTTCGTCGCGCTCAACTTCTACGTATTCGCATTGCACTTCAAAATTTTCATCTATGTAACCGACGGCAAAAATACACTTTTTAGCTTCGCTCACGTAGAATTGGTGCTGTATTTGCCAAAAGTATTTTTCGCTAGGCTTGCCGTTTTTGCGTAGATACTCCAGCTCGGTATCGCTAAATTTTATCTCGCAAAACGTGTCCGTAACTATGTCATACCCGGCACACCTA